ATCGGCGTCGCCGGCGGCGCCGACCACCTCCCACCCATCCTCGCCGAGGCCGACGACGGAACGGACAGCGAGACAGTCTTCCGATAGCCTGGCGCGGTAGGGCAGACTTCCGCCGCTCGCCGGTTCGCTGCCGAGCACGGCGTCGCCACGCGCCCAATTCCAGTCGGTTTCCCGCAGCAGGCGATCCCGAAGGTTGCCCCACTGCCGCTTGATCGTCCGCGCCGCCGGCCTCGCATCGTCGAAACTGCCGAGCGCGCCCTCGTCGCAATGGACGAGGGCGGCATTGGCGAGCTCGAGCTCGGAGGCCGACGGCGCGAGCGACATGGTCACTGCTCGTCGCTGTAGTCGATCTGGAACAGACAGGCGACAGCGGCGCCGGGCGTGGCGTCGGCCGTCGTCGTCAGCAGCAGATCCATCTCGCGGCACGGATCGTTGGTGAGGCCGGCAAGCTCCCACACGCGCTTCGCCTTGTTGGCGATGGCGACGGCGTTGATCGCCGAGGCCGAGCCGGCCGCCGCGATCGAATGCGCCGCCATGAAGCAGTCGGCGTCATCGGGCGTGCCGAAGTTGATCGACGCGCCGGTCACCGCGCCATAGAGGAGCGTCGACGACGGGAGAATGATCGCCGAGGACGGGATCTTGCCCACCTTGACCACGGTGCCGGCGGCATCGTTGGCGTCGAGGGAGAACGGACAGAGGATGGTGCGCTGCCGCGAGCCCCGGAACAGGGAGCGCGGGGTGGCGAAGCTGGCCGGGTCGGGATAGGCCAGAGTGAACTTGGTGTTGACCGTCGCAGGCATGACGCTGCTCTCCGAAGAAGGGGAAAAAGACGGCCGCGCCCCGTTCAGGCGCGGCGCGGCCGAGGCGGGCGTTACGGCTCGAGGCAGTCGATCGCGATGACCTTGCCGTCCTCGCTGCGGGTCGCGCCGACCCATTCCTCGGTATAGAGGTGGATCCGGTAGGACTTGCCGGAGTTGCGATCCATGTTCGTCTCGAGCGGCGAGAACTCGCCGCGATGCATGCCGGACTTGCAGAACAGCGGGCAGCGCCGGCGCTTGGCGGTGCCGTTGGTGGCGAGCTTCTGGTCGCGCAGGAAGTTGACGCCGAAGAACGACTTGATGCGCCGGTTGCCCTCGTCGACGACGAGATGCTTCGTCCAGTCGGCGTTGATGTATTCCCGCATGTTGTAGAGATCGGCTTCCTGCTGGCTAGTGACGGCCATGAAGAACTCGTCGCGCTCCATGTCGACGTTGTTCGCCCCGAGCATCGCCATACCCCAGACGATCTTCTCGTACGTGAGGCCGGAGCCGGCCGCAGCGCCGGTGCGCACATAGTCGTACGGCACGAGGTTGAAGCCGGCGGTCAACACCATCGCCTGCGCCGTGGTGGCGTCCTGGCCGACCAAGCGGGAGCCGAAGAAGGCGTCGCGATAGATGTTGTCCTCGCCGCGCGCCATGGCGCCGGAGCCCTCCTGCAGGTACTTCGAGCCGACGTCGAGCGGGTTCTTGATCTCGTCTTCCTTCTCGATCAGGCGGCCCCATTCGAGATGGCGCGGGCGCATGTAGACGTCTTCGACGTTCGGCTCGATATGCGGCGTGTCGCGGCTACGCGCGCCGTCGACGATGGCCTCGCTCGGCCCGACGAGTTCGATGATCTGCGCCTGGCGGCCCTTGAGGTTCGGCTGGAACGTGAAGGCGTCCCGGTAGGCGCTGCGCTTCGTCTGCAGCGCGAGCTCGACGTTCTGTTGGAACGTGGTGCGATGTGCGGCGGTAATCGGCCCCATGGTCATGGGCGGCATCCCTTGCGAAACAAACGGGTTCAGGGTTTGGTTCGGCGAGGGTGCGGCCGGGCGCCTGGCGGCAGCTCCGGCGGGCAACGCCTGTCGTTTTACGTCCGCGTTCGACGGCTGGACTGACCAGCTTCAGGCGGGCCTGGCAGGCGGCCCAGGGTGCGGCCGAAGCATCCGACGCAGTCGCGCGGATCCGCCTGTGGCGCGAGGATGATCACGACCAGGGGTGGACGTCAAGATGGGTTGCGGACTCAGGCGGTCGGCGGCGGATTGATGGGCGGCACGACAAAATAGTTCGCGCTCGTCGAGCCGCATGACGGGCATTCGAGCCAGTCCTCTAGATGCCGCAGGAACTCGCCCGGCTCACGACGGGACAGATCTTCGTCCCACTCGTGCTTGCACAGGAAGCACCGTGCCCGCGCCTTTCGATCGTCGCAGTGCCCCACCCTCCACGTCCACTTTCCGCCGCTCAGCATCGCATCCTCCAAAGAGGGTGCAGCCTAGTGTTCCCGCTTCGTTCACACAAGCGAAAGGGGCACCGATCTCTCGGCGCCCCCACAATTGACGTGCGGGTGTTATGGCAGGCTGCTAGATGCGCTGATCCGGTTTGTGCTAAGAATGCCATAGACGCGGACATCGCCACGGTTGGCGTCAGGTAAAGGAAGCATGTTTCTATTGGAGGCATCACCATGTCGCATAACTTCGCGGGAATACTGGAGCAGATCGCGAGGTTTGAGGCGGACGTGCTTCGCCTCAAACATCCTGATCAGATGCCGAGCGACAAAGAGGAGATGCGACATTACCTCAGGTTTTTCGTTGATCTCACGCTGGCAATGAACGCACCAATATCCGTCGCAGAGGCTCTGATTTCCGGATCGCTATCCAAGAAGCAAGGACTCGAGTTTCGGCTCTTCCCAGGAGGAGACGGAAAGGCGCTTTATGTTTGGGTCGGCTCACCTGTTGACCTAGATACGCGGCTAACCAACTGGTAGCGCGCTATCACTCTGCGGATCAGTACCTAGCCATCTCTATTACTGGCTTAGGTGATGGCGAAGTGATCTTTCGCCCAGGCGTGCAGCGCCAAGATCTCCGCCTCAGCGATGGCGCCGGTCGATGCCTGCATCGCGCCCCAGTACAGCCGCCCCTCCCATGTCACATGAGAGGCCGGCGAGTTCATGAGCGTCCAGCCGACGCCCGTCCCGGAGCCGGTTAGGCCCTTGGTCGTGCCGCTGATCTGGTCGTCGCTGACCAGAGCGCCGTTCCACCACTGCTTCACCCTGACGAGCGTCGCAGTGGGATCGTCGTAGTCGCCGAGGATCGAGAGGACGCCGACCTGCCGCTGAGGCGGAGAGAAGCCCATGACCGGGATGTCATTTCCGACCACGCCGACCGACCACGCGCGGTTGACCATCTCGAGGCGGCAGGCGCCATTGACCTCGCCGGCGACGTACTTGATCACCTCAGCGTTGCTGAGGCTCGACGTGGACTTGCCCACCGCCGCCATCGCCTGGGCGTAGGTGCGATGCAGGCGGCAGACGGCTCCAGAGCTGGGGCGCAGCGAGATGTAGTAGACCCCCGACGTCAGAGGCAGGCCGGTATCGGCGCAGACCGGAGGGATGGCACCGGACGGCACCTCCACATAGAACGCCGCGCCATCGCCGGCAGGGCCGGGCGACCGCCCGCCGATGCCGAACTCGCCGTTGTTCGAGCCGGACAGCGTCCAGTCAGACGAGAAGCGGCTCGTCGTGTCGCCGGGCGACGATGCGTTGTAGCGCGGCGTCAAGACGTTCTGCGAGCCGTTGGGCTGGACGTGCTCGATGACGAAGCGCATCCGCTCCACATCGGCCGGGACGCCCGGCTGATAGACCATGAACTCGCCGGTTCCCTGGTCCGTCGGGATGATGATGTTCGTGTTGTTGTCAGCGTCTGCCTTGGTCAGGTGCAGCGTGAAAGTCGAGTTGCTGACCGCCCGCGCGTAATAGGTCGCACCGGAGACGAGCGGCGCGGGCAGGGCCGAGCCCGTCGTCAGCTTGAGCTTGGTGATGCAGCCGGTGACGAAGCCGTGCAGAACGGAGCCGCCCGACGAGGAGATCAGGCCGGTCGTGGTGTTCACGCGCGCCGGCACACAGACAAGCCGGGTCACCGAGTGCTCATCGGTCATGTCGGCATAGAACACGAACGTCGAGAGGATCGAGCGCTTACCGGACGCCTCGGCCTTGCCGTCGCCGCCGCCGCCCTGCGCCTGCGTCTTGCCGAAGTTGTTGTAGATGGCGTTTTCCGCCGAGAACCACTTCGCGATGCGCTGCGATCTCAGGTACTTGCGGCCCTGCGGGTCTGTGAACTGCTCCATCATCCGCTGCTTATCCGGCACTCCCGGCGACGAGACGTTGAGCGACTTCCCGGAGACGAGGCCGGCGAGCACGGAAATCAGGCGGTCCGCCTTGGTGCGAACGGTGTGGGTGCCGGTCCCCTGCGACGAGAACGTGATCTTGTTCACGCGCTGGGAGAAGTTCTGCCCCGGATACATCGTGTCGCCTTGCAACGCGTAGGGGTTCGTCACCCAATCATCCGCGTCCGGCTCGCAATAGACGTCGTACCCGCCGCCGGCCGCCGGCGAGATGAAATACTGCTTGGACTGGTCGGCGATCTCCGGCGGAAGAACGCCGGTCGACGTGAAATAGACCGGCGTCCCGGAGCATGACGCATAGGTCGAGAACGCGGCGAACCCGAGATCCGGAAGCGCTAGCTTGTGGTTCGTCAGATCCACGGCCGAGGGCGCGAATGCCTGACTGACGTCGACATATGTGTTCCCGGCCGCTCCGGCGTCGAAACGAAAGAACTCTCCCGTGAGCGAGGGATATTCAACCGGAGGCGTCACAGGTGCCCTCACGCCCTTGGTTCGGGTGAGCAGGAGCCGGCGAGAGGCGAGAGCGAGTGTCATGGCGCCCTCACAGTGCCGCGCGGCTGGCGAAGAGCGTGTGGACGCCCGCGTTGACCGGCGTATAGACGGCAGTCGCGACCAGGATGGCGAAGAGATCCTTGGCGTCGTCCGCCGCCCGCAGATGCATCGGCGAGACAACGGGCACGCCAAACCCGACGACGGCATCGGAGCCGGCGCCGCCGACGATGAACGTCGAGAAGTCGACGTAGCCGAGCGCGTCGCCCTGCGCCGCCAGCATCGATTTCCATGTGCCCTTGTCGGCATTAGCCGACAGCACGACGCCGGAGACGTCGGCGCTGTAGAGGTGCGCCCGAATAGCCATACTCGCCGGCGCCGCGATCCCGGCGCCGGAGATGACCAGCTTCAGGCCAGTCAGGAGGGCATGCGCGCCCTTGTCTTCGAAGAAGTTGGAGAACTTGAACAGCGCCGACGTCCCGGATCCGATCGCGCCGCCGATGACGGTGGCCGTCGCGTCAGCCGGTCGCGCCAAAGCGGCGTCGGCCGCCTTCCACGCCGTAGAGCTCGTGACGGCGACGTCCGGAATGCTTCTGCCAAACTTGATCATGGCCGATCCTCACTTGCCGCCGGAAATGAGCGCGGCCAGGCGCGCCCGCTCGTCGTTCGCCTTGCGATAGTCGGGATGCGCCGGGTTGCCGACCGCCTTGCGGTGCTCCGGATCGCGGTTCAGACGGTCGAGCTCGGCCTGCGCCTCGGCCGCCGTCGTCGCCTGGCGGCCGCCGCCGGCGCCGCCGGGCGCGACGAGACGGTCTTCGCCCATCATGCCCGCGAACTTGTGGAAGAGCTTCACCAGGCCAGGCGAGCCCGACAGCTTTTCCAGCGCCGTCGCGTCGTCGACATTGACCTCGAGCGTCTGGAAGGCGCGCTTGGCGAGCTCGACATTGCCGTCGTAGGCCGCCCCCCACTCCTTCCGCAGCGCGGCGTCCATCTCGGTCGCGCTCTTGACGCCACGTTCCTTGATCGCGGTCTCGAGGCCCTTGGCGTGGCCGACGAAGAAGTCCATGACGCCCTGCGCCAGGTGCGCCGGCATCTTCGCCCCATGGGCGAACTTCACGAAGTTCGTCTCGAGCTCGGCGTCGAAGTCGGGGAAGTCCTTCTTCACGTCATCGGGGATCGCGACCTTGTATTGTGCGGCGTCGGGCGTCCAGCCGAGCTTATCCCAGCCATCCCACTCGCCGATCTTGGCGGGATCCGGGAAGCGCGCCCGCGCCGCGTGGTCGGCCTCGCGCCCGGAGCGCAGCGCCGTATTCAGGTCCGGGTAATTCTTCGCCTTCAGGAAAGCGGACGTCTCGGCGTCAAGGCCCTCGGCCTTGCTCCACCAGGTGTCGCCACCACCCTGGCCGCCGGTGCCGCTACCGCCGCCCTGGCCGTCCGCGCCGCCGCCGCCCTGGCTGGAGCCGCCGGCACCCTGACCGCCGTCGGCACCGCCGCCGGAGCCACCTCCGGAGCCGCCGCCGGCATCCGACGCGAACAGGGGAAGACGAGATATCGACGTGATGCGCATCATTTGGTGGCCTCTTTCGTGAGCTTTTCGATGTGCGCGAACAGTGTTTGCGGGTCAGCACCCGCAAGCTTGATGATTTCGAGCGCTAGGTCACGTCGCCCGATGTTGTATGCGGTCGCCTCGGCGTCACCCGGAACCTGAAGTGGCGACCATAAATTGCCTCGCAATGCCAGATCCGCGAGGAATGCCCGGCATTCGCCGATCGCGATGTAGTCGCGAAGCACTTCGGCGCGACGTGATGGCGTCGGCCAGACCTTCGCGAGCCAGTCCAAGGGATTGATGATCATCACCGCCCCCCTGCCTGGCGCTGGCCCGCCAGTGTCGTCGCCTGCGCCGCGTGCGCCGCCTCGGCCATCGTGGAGACGACCTGCTGCGCCTGGTCGATCGCCACCTGCTGCTGCTGCTGCGCCGCCCGCCCTTGCCGCAGCGCCGCCACTTCGCGCGGATCCCGCACAACGGAGGGCGGCGGGCCGAAGGCGTCGGCCGTGACGCGCGAGACCTCGTCGAGGTCGACGTTGTCCATGACCGTCGGATCGACCGCCGACAGCTCGCGCATCTGCAGCACCCATTGCATGGTCGCTTTGCCCTCGGCCGCCTTCAGAGCCTTGGCGAGCGGCGACACGTACTCGACGCCGAGCAGGCGGTTGGCCATCTCCGGCGGCGGCAACGGGATCTGGCGCGCCCGCACGAGCGCATGGAAGCGGCGGGCGATCAGCGGCGACAGGCCGTATGTCTGCACCCTCACAAGGTTCGGCGCCATCAGTCGCAGACTTTCCTCGCGGAAGCCGAGAAATTCGGTCGCCGTCATCTGAGGTCGATTGACCAACTGCAGGATGGAGAAGAAGAACGCCTCGCGGATCGCCGCGCGCCGCTGATCCGACTGTGCCATCGACAGCCCGACCTCTTCGCCGCGCTTCAGCGTCGAGAGCAGTTGCTTTCCCTGGTCGTTCATCGTGCCGTAGAGGAAGGCGTTTGGCACAAGGTCGGCCGCCGTCAGCACGCTTTCATCATGCGCCAAGGTCGGCGGCTCGGCGGCGAACTGCGCCGCCACGATGTGCGTGCGCTCCATTTCCTGCAGCATCGCCGTATCGGGCCTGGCGATGTGCCCCGGACCGGTCGGGTACACACGGCCAGGCCGGCGCTTCCACGGGATGATGTGGAAGGGCATTTCGCGATAGCCGCCCTCGCGGCGCCAATCCTTGATGTCCGGCGACATGTAGACGGACGCCCATGCCATGCCCCTCGGCCCGAGCGCGCCCTCGCGATAGTCAGGATTAGCGAAGACGGCATGGATCAACCTGACGGCCTTGCCATCATCGAGCTTGCCGAGATCGCCATCGCTGCCGAACCAGCCCTTGATCTGGCGGCCGCGCGCCATCCAAGACCGGTGCACGGTGCTCACCTCGCCGAACAGGTCGACGTCGATGAAGATCTGGTCGAGCGGGATCACCTTGTCGATGAAGCGTTGCCGGCCGACGTCCTCTTCCGAGTAGAACGTCCCCATCCCGAACGCGCCGGTATCGCCGAACCAGGCCGGAGTTTCGGAGTAGAACCCGCCGGCGGCGGGCGCGAACGAGGCCGTCACCTGGCGGCGCGCGATCGACAGCCATTCCTTGACCGGCCGCCAGCGCGCCAGATCCGGATCGTCGAGGCCGAGGTCGAACCACGGCGTCATCGGATTGGTCGCCTGGCTGAACATGCCGCCCTCGAACGCCTCGAGCGCGTAGAGCTGCGTGCTGTCGAACAGATCCTCGTGGCCGCTGCGGCGACTGTTCTGCCCGGCCGTGTCGCTGGTCGCCTCGCCGATGCCGACTTGGTCGGGTCGGAACAGGCGCGCGATCTCCCGCCACTCCGGTTCTTCGACCTGGCGCAGGCGGGCGAGCTCTTCGTGCCGCGTGGCGATGTCTTTGTTCGACAGCATGGCGCCCTCCTCAGGCGGCGAGCGCGGTCACGGCCGGTGACGCGGCGGCGAAGCCATCCTTGTTGAGGATCGTCGACGCGAAGCCGCGCAAACTGCCGATCTGGCGCCGGCGCGCGTCGGCCGCCAGGCGCGCCGCCTCGCCACTCGAGCCGGCGGCGAGCGTCGCCTCGAGCTGAGCGTTCGCCCGCTGCGTCGCCTCGAGCTGCGACTGCAGCCCCTTATTCGCACTACCCCCGAACAGGGTTGGGCACATGTCAAAGTCCTCCGTCGTCGACACTGGCCGGGCTCACCCAGCCGAAGGTGAGGTAGGTTTCGCCGTTCTTGCCGGCCGCCGGGTGGCGGCCCTCGAGCGTGAAGCCGAGCCGTTGCAGCCAAAGGCCGGCGATGTCATGCCCCTCGAGCGATCGGCATTCGAGCCGCCGGAACACCGGCCCCGCGACACGCGGAAGCCCGACCCGGACGACCCAGCGGTGCGTCGCAAGCGCGACCTCGCGCCAGCGGTCCGTCGCGAACATGTGCACGACGCCAACGCCTGGCGAAGCGAGCGCCACACCGATCACCGCGACAGGCTCGCCGTCGTCGGCGCAGATGATGCCCTCGGCGGGGATGACCTTCCGCCAGCTCTCCCAGTCGGCCAGATAGACCTCAGGGTCATCCGACCAGCGCAGGCCATAGACCTCGGCCTGATCTTCCGGGCGCATGTGGCGGAGCACGTGGCCGACGCGCTCGCGGGTGGGAGTTTCGATCCTCATCGACCCCTCCGGAGCGGTGAATAGCGCTGACCGTCGCCGCGCGCCGCCTGGCGCTTGATCCGGCGCTCGGCCTCTAGGTCGGTGCGGCGCTGGCGCGCGACGGCCGAGCCGCAGAGCAGGGCGACGTACTGCAGCCCATCGTGCACATGGCTGTCGAAGCTCTTCTCAACCGTCGAGAGCTCGTTGCTGCCCTTGAACGCCCGGAAGTGGTACGTCTGATTGAAGCCGCGACGCAGCCCCTTGCACGAGGGGTCGAGCAAGAAGCCCGGCCGCCCGGCATCTAGGCTCAAGATCAGCTTGTCACGGACGGCGGACCACCGTGCGTCCGTCATGTTGGTCGACGCCAACTTGACGGGCATGCCCAGAGCCTTCTCCAGACGCCACCGCGCCGACCCGTCGGGGGTATCCTCGCCGGCGCCCATAGCCGGGTCACAGGTCACGACGAACTCGCAGCCCCGAAACCGACGGGCGATCAGCGCATTGATGGCCTGCGCCATGCCGGTTTCCGAGGATCGCTCGAAAGCGATCTCCGCCAACACCCGCAACTGCCCATCGGACATCTCTTGACAGAACACCGCCGCCGGCGTGAGGCCGCCGTCGATACCGATCAGGACCGGCAGCTCGCGAACCGGCTCAATCTCGCGTGGCGATAGGTGCCGATCGTCGTCGTATTCGGGGTAGACGAGCGCCAGATCGCGGGTGAAGCCGGGCTTGTTGTGGATCATGCGTCTGATCCACCACTGCCGATGCGCGTTGAGGCGCGCCTGTTGCTCGTAATAGCCGCGCCCGACCGCCGCCAGGTTCTCGGCCCCGGCCTCGAGGCCGCCAGGCTGGCGGAACAACTCGTATCCGGGCTTCAGATCTTCGAAGAAGTCGCGATAGCACCAGTTGAGAACGTCCGGCGCGTTCATGTCGCCGAAGATCCGGCCGCCTCGGCGGATCATCTCGCGCGGCGGGTCGCGGCCGACGCGGCCGACGAGCATTTCGAAGAGCTCTTCGGGCAGTGTGTCGATCTCATTGAGCCAAACGTCGGTGAACTCATGGCCCTTGAGGTCTTCCGGGTCGGCCACGTCGCCGAAGGCCATGAACCTGGCGACCAGTGTGATCGGGCCGTATCCGTCCTCGAATGGGATGATGTGCTCGGCGGCGCGCGGGCTGGACCCGTTGAAGGTGCCGAGGTCTTTCGGCAACAGCTTCCACCAGCTCGGCAGCGTGGTCGACCACAGGTTCTGGTACTTCTGGCGCCAGGTGCCAAGCACGTACCGACGATGGCCGTGTTCATCCGGCCAGATCCGCATCGCCTCGACGATTGCCTTTTTCACGCTCGCGGTGGTCTTCCCCGAGCCCTGCGGACCGACAATGGCCGCGACCTCGGCCGTCGACAGCGTGAAGGCATCCGATATCGGGCCGGCCGAGTTGGAGATCCCGCGCCCCGCCGTCCGCTGCAGGATCGGCGTCAACGAGCCGAAGTCGAGGGCGTCAGCCATGCCGCACCCCCGCATCCCCGGCGCGCGCGGCATCGTTCCCGCGCCCTCGCAACCCCGCGCCCGCGTCGGCACGCTCTACCGATCGCGCACCCGAACAGGAGAAGGCCCGGAAGGGCTGGACAATTCCGAGCAACACCCGGTCGGGAAGGGCGCGCGCGGCGTTCCGGGGGGTGGGGTCCGCGGCGACCGGGGGGGTGGGGTCGAGGCCGGCGCCGGCGGCGATCGGCGCCACGCCGAGGCCGAGGCCGAGCGCCTGGCGGGCCGGCCGAGCGACCCGATCGACTGATTTGCAATCAGCCATCCGCATCGCCGCAACCCCCTTGATCCGTCTCGCTTTCCGCCTCGCGTGTGACCTCGTCGCCGTGTGACCCATCGCCGTCGACCGGCTCGACCGTCACCGCAAGCTCTTGATCCTGAACGATATACTCCCACGGCTTGCGGCCCGGCGCCGCGCCGCCGGCCGCACCGCCGATGGTGATGTTGAGCATCGGCACCGGCTTGCCGGCATCGTCGGTCGGCGCCATGCGCGGCATGAAGATCGGCCCCAGCTCGGACGCCATGAGCCGCTGTTCCTGCAGCGCTTCTTTGACCGTGCAGCCGAGATAGTCCGCCAGTTCGTCGGGCGTGACGAGCAGCCAGCGCATGAACCATTCGAGCGGGTTCACGCCCCTGGCGAGCAGGTACTCCCGCATCTTGGCCGTGCTCTTGTTGACCGCGCCCGGCGGCCGCCCGCGCCGCTTCTCCGCCGCCGCCTGTAGCGCTGCGACGTCGAATTCCTTGCCGCTCCGCGCATTCCGCGCCGGGATCGGGACAGGGAAGAGCGGCAGCTGTTCGCCGGCGGCGGCGGCATCGGCGGCGGCGACCGCCTGGGAGAGAGCCGCCGCAGTCTCCGCCTGCACCGCTTTTCGCCCGGTCGTGTGGTCAGCCATGGCTAAGACCCTCATAAACCGGGATTTTTAATTCAGCGGCAACGCGGTGTTGCCGGGCAAGCCGCGACCGTTGCCACCCTTCATATTCATATCTATCTGATTTCATTGATAGATATGAATAGTGGCAACAGTGGCAACGCTGGCAACGGTTGCGCGCGCGTACACGTACGTCCGTGCGCTCGCACCTTCGCGCAGACGCACATGAGGCCGACCGTGTTGCCGCCGTTGCCACCGTTGCCAAGCGAGAAACACCCGTGAAACAGCGGCTTAGCGGCAACGGTAGCGGCAACGCCTCGCCCCGCGCCCTCACCTGACCGTTGCCACGCCCGTTCGATGGCAATACTGACAGGCCGGCACGCGATGACGTGGCGAAAACCTGCTCGTTATTAAGGTGCAGGACCACTCGGGCGCGGGAAGACTTGCGAAGAGCTTTGATCATCGCGGAGCCTCGCCATCCAGCCCGCGCATCAGGCTCACCATGTAGTCGCCGAGGATCGACTTCGCCGGCACCACCCAACCACGGCCGCCATAGTTGCGGCCGTTGACCGGCATGGCGCCGCCCAGCCGCTTCATGGCCTGGCTCCAGCCGCCCGATGCGCCAGGCTCGCCCCGCCACTGCGACTGTTCGAAGATGCGGGCGAGCGCCGCATGCTGGTTCGGCAGGCCGATCATCGCCTCGGCCGGTGGACCGCTGACGATGATGCCGTGCTCCCGCAGCGCCTCACGCGCGGCCGCTGCGGTCACAGGATGCGGCTGGCCGTCCGCCGGCGCGACCGGAACCGCCGCCTCGAGCACCGTCCGCACCGTCTGGCGATTGCCACCACGGAACACTTCGATCGGCGTCGATAGGAAGAAGGACAGCATGGCCTCGGCGTTCGTCGGCACATGCGCGTCGGCGTCTAGACGTGAGGCCGAGAACGGCGCAGCAAGGTCGCGGCGCATGTCGGCCGGCATTGCCTCGTCGCCGGTGAGAAGGTCGTACATCGCCAAAAGCGTCCCGTACTGATCCTGTTGACGCGGGCTGCAGCCCGCCGCCTCCAGATCCGCGCGCCACGCGGTCAGCGCCTCAGGCCAGCGCGACCATTGCGCGATCAGCCGCGCCCGGATGCCGGCGCCCATCGCCGCGAGCTTGTCCGTCTCGACCACCATGCCCTTCCGGCCGGTGAGCGGCGCGAGCTCGAGGATGCAGAAGCGCGTGAGATCCTGCGGCAGCAGCGGCGGGACGATGATCGACCCGAACAGGAAGGAGGACTGGACGCGGAACGACGCGCTCGTCTGGTCGGCCGAGCCGCGCAACACAATGCCACCCGACGGCGCCAGGCGCGCGAACTCAATGACCTTCTTCATCTTGTTCGAGGTCGGATCCGGCTCACCCTCATCGATCAGCACCGGCCGCGACGAGGCGCCGAGTACGCTCCAAATGCCGGCGGCCGTCGCGTCCGACGACTTGACCAGGCCGCCGGCATGGACGGCCTCAATGCACTCCTGCAGCGTCGATTTGCCGTCGCCGGCATCACCCGTGATCCACACGGACGGCCGCCACCGCAGGGCAGCGCCCGCCATCGACGCGCCGACATGGCCGAGGAGCAGGATCGACGCCATATGGTGGCCGCTCCCGTCCGGGTTGCGCCAGTCGTCCGGCCCGCGCCAGTTCCACCGATCGAAATGGGCGAGCAGCGGCTCGCTGCAGGTCGCAGGTGCGGGATTGGACGCCTTGGTTTGCGCGCCGGCGGCGGGGAAGGACGGGTAAATGTGACCGCCGTACTCTCCCGGCGGCCGCCACTCGCCGTCGATCCACACCGCGTCGCCCGCGTGGATGATCAAGCTGCCGTCGCGTGCGAGCCAGCCGCCGACGCCTCGCACGACGTCGAAGAGATCGAAGACGCCGCGCTGATCGCAGGCGAACATCAGGCTTTCCGTGGCCGCGTCCGCCTTCCAGCCGGTTTGCATCCGGTCCCGTTCATTGAACTTCGGCCAGTGCTGCCACAGGAAGTCGATCCGCTGGCCGAACAGGGAACGGAGGCCGTTGGCGTTATGATCCTGCGCCCGCAGCGTCTCGACCTGGTGCGTGGCCGTCAGATACACGAACGTTTTGCCGGCGCGGCCAAGGGCACGCACCGGACAGTCTTCACCGAGCGGCTTGATCGGGTCGCGCTTGCGCGTCCATCCGCCTTCGCCTCCGTCGTCGGCCGCCGGCGGCGAGCTCGGCTTCTCCGGCCGATCGCCGCCGGCCGCGCCGCCAGATCCGCCGGCGCCGTCGGTCTTGGTCTTGCGCTCGCGCATCTTCGGCGCCGGCGACAGCGCCTCGTCGATCTCCGCCGCGCTCAACCCCTCGCCACGGCCGACGACGCGGGCGAAGTTGTCGCCGTGCTTCTTCGCCATGCGACGGACATAGGCCATCTTCTCCGCCTTGCGGCGGCGCGCCTCGTCTTCGATCTTCGGCGCCGCCGGCGGCGCCTGGTCGGCCTCGGCCGCGACGTCGGCGGCGAAACCTGATGCGCTGAACGCGTCGCGGACGGACTTGACGGGGTCGACGTCGGTCATTGACGCACCTCGCCGGTGAGAGGATCCGTTGCCTCGAAAGCCGCGCGTTCGCGCTGGCGCTGTGCTGCCTCAAACACTTCCGTGAAGTCCTTGAACCCGTCGGGTGCCCACAGCTCCCGGATCTGGTCATGGCCGAGGCCGCGCTGGCGCAGCCGGTCGACCTGGCGGCCGAAGGCGGCGACCGCATCGGGCGGGTCGCCGCGATGACGGTGCAGGTACAGCCCGCCGATATGGCGCGGCAGATCGAGCGAGCCGAAGTTCGACAGCGACACGGCGCACACCACCCGCTGTTCCGGCGCGGCGAGCGCGATGGCGATGCTGTCCTCCGGCCCCTCGGCGGCGGCGATCCACTCCCCTTCCGGCGCCTCGGCGATCGGCTTGCCGCTGACGCCCCGGTTGATGGCGATGAAGCCGCCCCGATACTCGCAATAGGCGCGCTTCGGCTTGACGATCGGCGCCTTGACCACGACGCCCGACGCCAGGCGCTCGAGAAACACCCGGTGCAGGGAGATCTGACCGCCGTGCAGACGCTGGATCGACGCGACGAGCGCCGGCCTGACCGTGCCGAACGGATCCTTCAGGCCGGGGTGCGAGCGCAGCGCGTTGAAGCCGCCCTCGGCGCGGGTGCCGGGCGGCGGAATGTGCAGGCCACGGTGACGCAGATATTCCCACGCGGTCGAGCCATAGAGCTTGTCCGCCTCGAGGTAACGACGCTTCGCGGCGCGGCGCAGCTCGGCGAGCTTCTGTTCGTCGTCGTGTTCCTTGACGGCGCGCGACCTGGCGGCGGCCGCCTCGGCCCTGCGCCGGTCAGCGTCGTTCAAGCCGCCGAGGTTCAGCCATTCCAGCGCCTTGCTGATCGCCTCACGGAGCTCGACGCCCTTCGCGGCCGCGAACAGGTCGAGCACGTCGCCCTTGTCGTCGCCACCAAAATCCTTCCACCAGCCGGCGCGGCTGCCGTATCGGCAGATGGACAGCGAGGACCCCGGCTCACCCTTGATCGAACCGAGCTTCCACTCGCGGCCTTCCTTCACCGCATTCGGAAAGTACGTCTCGACAATGTCATCGACCCGCTTGGCGAGCTCTTCCTTGATGACATCGATGGAGACGGGGTAGCTCATGACGCGGCCGCCTCAAGCTGGCGCCGGTCGAGGTCGACCAGCTTGTCGGCCGTCTCGGCCAGCACATCACGGAACCCGCCCGGCTGTTCGGACGCCATCAGGACGAGGATCTGTAGCGCGAGCTCGTGACCGTGCAGCCCGACTTCGCGCAGCTCGAGCCGCAGCTCAGCCGCCGTGTCAAAGATGCGGCGGATTTCCCACGTCACCTCCGTCTGCAGGGCGATGTAACCGCGAGCCACATCGCGGAACTCGTTGAAGCGCTCAATCGGCGCGACATGGACGGGCGAGAGCTTCATGCCGCACCGCCTTTCGCCTTCATGACCTCGTCGAGCGTGATCAGCGCCAGCACGGCCGTGCCAAGCATCAACTGCGCCTTCTGATGGTTGATGGCCTCAGGGTCGCCGGCGACGGCGCGCTCGGCGAACAGCTTCAGCCGCTCCAACGAGGTCGGCATGAATAGCGCCTTACCGCCCGCCGCCACATCCTCGGCCGAGGTGCCCTTGCTCTCGGCCAGCGTCAGCTTGCCGTCGTCAAAGACGACGACGCCACGGACGCGACCTTGCGAGGTCGGCACGGCGTAAAGGACGTGGCAGGGCAGGCCGTCGGGCGCGTCCGTCATTGCGGTGCCCCCGAACAGGGCGAGGCGCCGAGCTTGCACCACGCGATGCCGCGATGAAGCGCCTCGACCGCCTGGGTCATGCTCTCGGCGTTTGTGATCGGCTGCACACTGTCGCCGTCGAAGACGATCAGCGCGTAGCTGACGCGCTTGCCGGCCGCGATCTCCAGCTGATTGTTGAGCTCTTCCGCGATCTCCAAGAGATCATAGAAGGCGACGATCTGTTTCATGACCGCCTCGCCATCTTCCGATGGCGCCACCACCTCGGCGCCTCTCGACGACGCTCGCAGGTCAGGCCGGAGCGATATCGCGGCGCCCGTTCGTTCATGATCAGAACGCGAGCAAGCTGATCACGCCGGCGCTCGCGGAGGAGCGTGGTGCGCCAGGCGGCGGGCCGTGTGGTGAGGTTCCGGAACAGAGGCGTCATAGCAGCCTCGCCAGGAAAGAGACCCACCAGTACCCATCGTCACAGGGACCAACGATGCCGCTGTCGTCGAGCGATGGATCCCACACGATCGCGCCGTCACAGACGAGGACGCTGTGGTTGCAGCCATTGCGGCTTCGGCCGCCGAGGATCTGGTGCATGCCGGGTGGGACGCGGCTGCGCATCGCCGTCAGCAGCACGGCAAGGTCGAGGTCTCCCTCGAATGCCATGGCGACTTCGGCTAGGCCGCGCTCGGACAGCCACAGATCCCGCTTGGCCTGCAGGTTCCCGCCCTCGCCGGCGGACGCATTATAAAAGTGGGGCACATCGCCCGGCGCCAGGTCGAGCAGGCAGGCGATGACCGTGCGGTGGCAGTCGCCGTACACGCCGGCGGACGGGTTGTGGCGGAAGAGTTGCTTCTGCGGCGTCACAGCCGATCCTCCGTCACCAGTTCGCAGACGAACGCGCCGGCCGACTTCGGCCTGCAGGCGGAGCACAGATCCTCGCCGACCCACCAGCAGCCGCCGGAACAGGCGCGCCAGTCGGTGCAGCCGCAGACGCGGCAGGAGCGGATACCGTCCGGGAGCACGATCCGAAGCGTCGGTTTCATGCCGCCTCTCCCATATCGAGCTTGTTCATCTCGGCGGCGACCAGGTCATAGAAGCACCGCCGCGCTACCGAGTTGCGGGTTCCGTACCGCTTGGCAGCGCTGGCGGCGCGCGCATGGGCGCAGGCCGTGCGTGCCATCGACATCTCTTCGCCGGACCCGACGTTTCCGCGTCGCCACATTGAGCGGACCTTGCCGAACTGATTGGGGGCGAAGGCAATGAAGCCGCCCGGCAGGTCTTTCCGGATCTCAAGCCCGAGACCGCTGCCCGGCGTGATTTGGCGCACGTACCAGCTCATGCCGCACCTCGCGCCAGATAGCGGCGATCCGCCGGCGTACGCGCCGCGATCAGCACGACCGAGGCATCGACGATGCGGAGAACCGACGGCTTCGAACAGGCGGGGCAGGACACGAGCGTCCTATCCTCACCATCGGCGTAGCCATCCGGCCCGGTCGCGACGAAGCCGCCGAGCGGCAAGTGCGACACGAGGTCTTCTAGCCGCACGGTCGCATCGGCCATGTCGGCGCTGCAGTGCGGGCAGATCAGGGTCGGGTCGAATGCCCCGGATCGCGCTACCTTCGGCCTCATGCCACCCCTCCGTTGTAGCGTTCCGCCACGACAGCGAGGGGCTGGCCGCGCGCCGGCAACATGACTTGCGGGTGCTCACGGCCATAATCGCGCGCGGCGTGCTTTGAGATGTCGATCAGGATCCCGTCCACGAACGTCTGACGGATGGCGCGAGGCGTCATGCCTGCCGCTTCCATCTTGCGGTAGTGCTTCAGAACTTGGCCGGTGTGATAGTCGTAGGGCGCGCGGGCGAAGACCTCGCGCACGGCGGGCGGCAGCGCATCGAAGTTGCGAAACTTCGCGTTAAGCGTGATGCCGATGCCCTTGACCGTATTGCCCATGCCGGCGTCGCCTTCAGAATGCTATCTCTCCCTCGCGACCACAGACGCCGACTTACACACGGTCACGAGGGAGAGCTTCCGGGGGGAAGAGAAAGGGTCCGATGTTTCGAGGCGGCGGGGTGACGGCCGTCGCCTCAGGCACACCGGGAAGCCATACCGTCGCCGGCGACGCTGTTCGCGCCATCGCCGGCGAAGGAAAGCCCGCCGCTGGGCTCAGGGGGGGTCGTCGTTGAGCGGCGGGGAGAACAGGGCAGCGAGCTCCGGCAACTGGCGCAGATCGTGACCGGCGGCGACCGCCTGCACGACGCTAGTGATCAGATCCCGCAGCTCGGAAACCTCGGCCTCGAGAGCGTCGAGGCGCTTGTCGTCGGACGGTTCGGTCTTCGCCATTACTGTGCAGCCTCCAGTTGGGCCGCCGGCAGAAGATCCGGCGGCAGGAAGTCGTTCGCGGTGACTGCTCCAGCGCTCGCACGCACAAGTCTCTTGATCAGGTGGAACGACGGATCCTCGACCCGCAGCTCAATGCGGCAGATCGTGGCTCTCGTCGTGTCCGCCATCTGCGCAACATCCTGTTGCGTAAGACCTTGCGAGACCCGCCAGTTGCGAAGCGCGTGCGTCGTCATGCACCGATGATTTCCACAAGCGCTGCTGATTTGTCAACGAGATGTTGCACTCCATCGAACCTTTTGCGCTATTATCGTAACATATGTTTCGTCTAAGAACACATTGCGAGTTCCCAAGGTGCGGCGGACGGCTGCCAGATCGAAACAAAGTTTCGATGGAGACAAACGACAATGATGCTCGCTAGCGCTACAAAGTTGCCCATGGCGAAACGTTTGCGAGACGAAGATCAACCGCGCGGAAAGACATTCCTTCGGGAATGGCGGGTCTATCGCGACCTCACGCAGGAACACGTTGCCGAGCTAATGGGCACATCGAAGACGACCATCTCAAAGATCGAGACGGGTCGGCAACCCTACACGCAGGACACCCTAGAAGCGCTGGCACGGATCTATGGCAGCACACCAGGCCACCTGATCGATACCGATCCACGCAAGATGTTTGCCTCATCGCCCGCGACTGCGCTATTGACGAGCTTGTCCGTGGAGGAACTGCAGCAGCTCGGCCATCTGGTCGACATCATTCGGAAAGCGGGAGGCACTGCGTCAGGCGAAAGCTGACAAAGTTGCTCTCCATCGAAATTCCGTTGACTTGAGTTTCGCTCCAACGCAACATTGCGCCCGACGCATTTCGCGTCGGAGTTCGCACAATGTCGTCCATTCTCACGTTTTTACGCGTCGATCCGGTCGTGGCGCCCGCCTCGGCCGAGCCGCTGCGCCGCCTCTTGGCGACGCAGATCCCCTCCCTGATCACGCTGTGGCAGAACGACCCGGCCCTGAAGCCGATCAATGCCATCCACATCGACGAGGCGCTGACCGTGCTCGCGGCGCAGGTGGCGGCGAGCTCGCTCACCAGCCACATGATGAACGGCGCCAACGAGATCCAAGCCCGGATCTACACGCGGCGCCTGACGAGTGTGTTCCGCGAAGCGCTCGAGAATGCCCTGACCTACAATCTCGCGATGACCCTGTCCGAGCAGGAACAGGAGGTCGCCCATGGGTGAGGCCGCCCTTCGCGCCGTGGCGCCGCTCGAGCTCGCGGATCAGCTCACCCTCAATCAGGAAGAGGCGTGCGCTCTACTCGGCATCTCGCCCCGTACCTTCCAGCATCGTCGCCAGGCGCTCGAGGCGGCGGGATTTCCTCGTCGTCTGCCCGGCTTGAACCGCTACTCGACCGAGGCGATCCGGACGTGGATCGCCAACCAGGACAATGCGGCGCGTCAGTCGACGGAAGAGGGGGACGACGAATGACCCCCGACGCCATCGAAGCGCTACCCTACATCATCGGCGGAACGGTCCTGTTCGCCACGGCGCTGGCGACCGCGTACAACGACGGCGAGGCAGCGGACAGCATCGAACGCGCCGATCGCCGCCCCGTCAGCCGCTGGTCGACGGTCTATATGATCGTGGCGACCGCTGGCGCCTCCGGCCTGTTTCTCGCCGCCGGAGCCATCGGCTTCAAGATCGGGGCGGGCCAATGACCGCCCCTGGCTCGCGTCTAGACGCGATTCCTCAGGGCGGCATGACGCCGCGCCGGACGCCTCGCCCGTGCCTCGAGTGCGGCGAGAGCGTCTGCACGTCCAAGCCCGCCGAATTCTGTTGCGCGGCATGTCGCTCCGCATGGAACAACCGGCGGCTTCTCAGAGGGGCCGAGCTCTACGACCTCTTCATGGCGCACCGCTACGACCGCGCCAAGGCGATCGAGCTCGGCGTCATGACGCTGATGAACCGGCTCGCGGCCGAGTTCAAGGAAGACGACCGGCGCCGGCGCGCCGGCCGCCGCAGCTGGCGCCGGTCGCTCGACGTGCTCGACCGGCATCCGTCACTCAGGGCCGTCCACCTGTCAGGGAGGAAGCGGCGATGATCAGGCGCAGTCGTGCCGGCATCTACCGGTACAAACCCATGAGGACTTGGTCACCGAGCAAGGCGCTTCGCCGGACGCGCGCCCGCATCGACGACGCTAAGGCGGCGCTGATGGATATCGGCGCGACCTGGGGTGGCGTTGAGCAGGGGATCGTCGACGACACGGATTGGCTGATCACCCAGCTAGACCAGGCTCTCGAGAAGCTCGTCGAGTACATCGACGAGAAGAGAGCGACCGGCGAGGAGGTGGGGCTATGACCGTCGACCTCCGCGTCGCGCCGACGCTCAAGCTCTCCACGGCCGAGATGAAGGCGCTGCGGAACATCGCCGCGACGTCGTCCTATCGCAAGCGCTCGGCCGTATGGACCGCGCCGTGCTACCCGGACATCAAGGTCGGCCTGGTCTTTCGCCTCGCCGAGGCGGGCGTCGTGTCGACCTGGTCGGCCGGCTCGCGCGTCCAGATCAGCAATTACGGTCGCGCCGTGCTCGAGCACGCGGCGCGACCGAAGCGCGACGTTGCACCGAAGGGCTGATGGGGGCTTACTATGGCGACGATCACGAGCGAGCCAATGGGCGACATCACCCTTCGCATTCCGCACGTCACCTGGCGCAACGGTCGGCCGCGGTACTTCCCGTCGCCGAAGGATCGCGTGCTTGGCGAGCGCGGCCGCGACCTGCGCCACGGCGGCGACGGCCCGTGGTTCACCGCCGAGGAAGCGCTCGCATGGGCGCGGAAGAAGGACGCCGAACTGCGGGCGATGCGCGCCGAGGCCGCCGAGGCACGTAAGCGGCACAAGCGCCGCCCGACGACGGCGGCGGTTGCGACGGCAAAGCCCGTCGTTACCCTCGGCGAGCTCGTCGCCGCCTGGTTCGCCGGCGAGCAGTTCGGCGAGCCGCGTCGCGTCGGCAAGCGGGACATCAAGCCGCTGAAGCCGAAGACACAGACCTTCTACCTGCAGATGGCGCGCGTCGCCGAGACGCATCGCGGCGGCGCGCTATGGGCGATGACGGCGCAGGACATCTCCACCAAGCGCCTGAAGGCGGAGATTACTGGCGTCCACGAAGAGCGCGGCCTGCACACCGCGCGCGGCGTCAAGGCGACCCTGTCGGCCGCCTGGTCGCACGCGATGCGGACGCGTGACGACGTCAAGCACAACCCGTTCGCCAAGCTGAAGATGGAGACGCCGAAGGAGCGCTGGCGCGCCGGGTCGATCGCGGAGATGGAAACGCTTATCCGTGCGGCCGACCTGATCGGGCGGCCGGACGTCGGCGACGCCATCGTCATGGGGCTGATGACCGGTCAGCGCCAGGCCGACCGCATCAACGAGATGACAGAGGCCGGGCGCACCGACGACGGCCGTATCCTGATCAGACAGGGGAAGCGTGGCGCTGTCGTCGCGCTGCCCGAGGATCCGCGTGTCGTCGCCCGCCTGGCCGCCGGCCGCGCCAGGCGCGAGGCATGGAAGGTGAAGCCGCTCGCCCTTCTGGTCGACGAGCAGCTGCGCAAGCCGTGGTCCGCCGACCGGTACCGCAAGATCTTCGCCGAGGCTCGCGCGACCGCCGTCGCCGGCATTCCGGCGCACGGCTACCACCTGGCCGGCCAGGACGACGACGGCCGGAACACATTGCCGGCCGACCCGCGCGTGCCGGCGCACTGGCAGCTGCAGCCGTGTCCGTCGCTCGCCGACTTCCATGACCAAGATCTGCGGGACACCGCCGTAACCTGGCTCGCGCTGGCCGGCGCGACGATCCCGGAGATCTGCGCCGTCACCGGCCATTCCCTGCAGTCCGCCACGTCAGTGTTGAAGCACTATCTCGGCCAGCATCCCGACCTCGCGCGCTCGGCGCTGCGGCACCTCGGCATCTGGCTCGACGAACGCGGGGCAGGGTTCTAGCGCGCCGCGCCGCCGAAGGGTTCATTCGGGTCGCGAACCGAAGGTCGCGCCCCACGTACCCGCTCGTTACCGCTGCCTAGAGTGTAGACGTCTTCCATCCGAATGGACGATGGAGAAGGGCTAGATGACGGTGGCCGGTGCATCCTCATGAAAGACGTCACCACAACCACAGGCAATATCCCAAGGAGGGTCAGAAGAATGCGCTTCACCTCTACCGGATCCGTCGGCCAGTAAATGGGCTGTACGAGCGCGTTTCGCCCGTGCCGGAGTTATAGTAGCTGCGCCCCGGCGTATAGATGTAGTTATTGCCACCGCCGTCGTAGCCCCGGGTCGTGCCTCCATAGGTGCTCGCGCCCCATTGGCTTCCGGTTCGGGAGCTATATCCGTTGTAGGAACTCCCCGAACCGGTGCCGTAACTCGGCGCGGTCGTGTAGCAGTTCCCCCAGGCATCACAGCGCGCGCTAGCGCTATTCGACGTAGCCAACATCATCGCGCCGACCATCAGCAGCATCTTCATGGAAACCCCCATCCACAACCCAGGGCGGATATTGGCACCAGCTCACGCCGAATGCGACTCGATTTTCACACTGTTTCCCATGATCGCGAGAAGGCGCGCGACTTGTCGCAACGGAAACCTGTGAAAAATCGATAGTATTTTAGCGTACGGCGGTAACCTAGGAGGTGGAAATGTCAAAGGATGGAGCCGATATTCACGGCCTTGAGGCCGCTCTCGTCGACGCTGACGCGCTGATGCGGGTGCTCGAGGTCATGGACGTCGCCACCCAACAAGACCAAGAGCTAACCGCCGCCTATCCCCTGATCCACGATCTTCTGGCGGATCGCATTGACCGAGCCTTTGAAGCGATCAACCCGGCGATCGGTCGAACGTAA